CTGGTTGGACACCAGGACCAGTCCCGAGGTGTACATGTAACTCGAAACCGTCAACTGACCGAACGTCATCGCGCTTTCGGAGATCGTGCTGTTCTCGGACAAAATCGAACCGCTGACGCCGGTCTCGTCAACCGTCGGCAAAAGAAGGTCCGCGCCGGACTGCGTTGGGTAGACGGTTGAGACCGAAAGCATCCCGCCGAACGCGCGACGGGCGGCCTCTATGCCCGACCCAAACTCGTAGTTGACCAGGTAACCACCGGCGGTTGTGGTCCCGACCGACTGGGCACGGCCCTCGGCCAGACGCTGCCGATTGTAGGCGCGGAGTTCAGGGTCCAGGTTCTCGTCAGTCCCGCGCAGCCACGCATTGAACGCGCGCTTCTGCGCCTCGATTGACAGGCCCGCGCCGGTTGACGCCTTGCGCTCTTCGGTTTCAACGATCTGCCCGCGCAGAGCGGTTTCCTCTGCGGCCAGTCGCTGTGCCTTGCCGAGCGCGTCAATGCGCCGGTCAAGTGCGGACAAGTCCTTGTCCAGTGCCTCGAAACGGGTTTCGGCCTGTCCGTCCCAGTTGGCCTGGTCCTCGACGATTGCGCGCATTTCCAACGCCAGCCGGTTACGGCTGTCGCGGAGTTCAGTAAGGTTCGACGCCATTGTGCTCTGCTCCTAGAGGCTGACGACGCGTACCCGCGCACGGGCGAGCGTCAGGGTCGTTGACCGCGGATTGGTCAGGATTGTCGGCACCCGGACAGACCGGACTGCCACGGAAGTTTGCTGATATGCCGGGTAGGTGACCGCCGAAACGTCGAACAAGTCGCAATCAAGCAACTCGCGCACGTACCCCGTCGATCCCGATCCCGACCAGCGGTCCTGAACGGCCCGGAATGCGAACGACGCCTGATTGACGTCCCCGCGCCGGACAAGTTCGGCCACGTCGCGGCCCAGGCTCGTGTCCGGCAATGAACACGAGAAGTACAGGCCGGTCCCATCCTCGCGCAGCGTCAGCGTGCCCGAAGCGGTGCGACCGAGCGGTGACTCGGCCTCGTGGTTCCAAAGGCAACGGACGTCCTGAGAGGCTGCCAGTGCGCGCGTGAACGCGCCACGGCGGATGATCTCGACGAACTCCATGCCGTACGTACCGTTGCGACTGTCGTCCTCTTCGGACTGCAACGGCTGCGATGGCACGTCAAACAGTGCCGCGTAGCCCTCCAGGCGCAATCCCGTTGCAGGATCATCAGCGCCACGGAGTTCGACGCGTGCGCCCCGGAGTTCCAGCCGATCAGGCGCGGATGCGCGCTTTGCCTCAATTGCGACCATCGTGTCTCCTGTTGGTCGCGCGACCGGCGCGGTAGGGGTCATTGCCACTTTACAGGGTTTAGCGTCATTCCGCAACAGGCAACGTCACCCCAGTCGCCCGCGCCAGTGCGTTGCGGGCCGCCTCGGGCAGGTCGGCATGTCCCGCGATCCACGTTGCAAGCGCGGTCCGTTCGGCCAGTTCCAACGCGTCCTGCTGTTCCTTGGCTAGCCTCTCCGCCTCGGCACGTGCCACGTCCAGTTCCCGTTGCGCGATCTCCTCCGCCGTCAACGGTCGGACGGTCTCCACGCCGGTTTCACAGTTGATCTCGATGGCGATGGGTGGTTCATTCATTAGGGTATTCCGTACAGAGCGACTGCGCTGCCCGTGGCAAGATTGGTGGCGGTAGATGGCGTCACAGATAATGACGTGATCGCGCTTGTTGTTAGCCATAATCCATAGGGGAACGTGGCTCCCGAATTATGCGCTGTCGTAGAGTTAGCCATTACACCCAGCCCCGTCATGACCTTTCGATATGCTCCGATTGTATTGCTATAGTTCGAAATAGTCATAGTTACCGCGGCAAACGTTAACGTACTGAAAGCAGATGCAGTGTTTCCAATAAAACTCCAAAAGGTTCCGGCGGTGCTGTCTTTATAGTAATTTGATCCGGTATCTCCATTCAGGCGCAGCATCATCTCTTCAATCGCGCCACCAGTTGCAAGTGATCGGCAATGTGCCACAATATATAAATGCGTATAAGCTTGTGATATTGAACTAAATGTAATACTCGCCGCCGCACTACTCAACGTGGTTGACGCCAGCAGCACCGGGACATTTGACATCGTATGCACGTGATCTGCCCGTGCCAGCGTCGTCAGGCTCCCCGTCGCAAGCGCCGTGGTCTGCCCATTGACGACGACGGGTGTGCCGAACGCCTCGCGGCTGTGACGGTGATCGGACAGGGCAACGGTGGTAGCAGTTCCCGTCGCAGCCGTGTCACCGACCGCGGATGCGCCTGCGGTGGCTGATCCAGGCATGGCATGGACGTGCGCCGAGTTCGCGACGGACGAGGCTGCGCCAGTGACGACGGTACTGCCAATCGCGAGCGCGGTCGGCGCGGCATACGTCGGCGTGACGGTGACGCTCCCCGTGGCTGCGCTGACGCTGATCCCGGTGCCTGCCAACGCCGTGACGCCCGTGTTGTTGACCGTCATCGTCGTGGTGCCACTGACCGAGATCGCGGTGCCAGCGACGATGCTGTTCACGCCCGTCGCACTGACGGTGAGCGCCGTGGTGCCTGACACGCTGATGCCGGTGCCACCGCTGACGCTGTTGACGCCTGTTGCGGAGACGGTCAGCGCCGTAGTGCCAGACCCGGCAACCGTGATCCCGGTACCAGCCGTGACGCTCGCGGCAGTAATGGTCACGGCCCCGGTACTGTCCGACACAGTCAGGCCGGAGGCGCTCAACGACCGCACGCCGGTATTCGTGATTGTGAGATCCGAGGTTCCGGTGATCGACAGGCCGGACGAAACGGAGACGCTGTTGATGGTTCCGCCGCCGGTGCCACCGCCAGTGCCTGATCCGACCGCGCCAGGCACGCCGGGTGGACCCATGACGCCACGAGGCCCGCTCGGTCCGCGATCCCCCTTTTCGCCCTTCGGTCCCGGCACCGGAGCGGTCGCTTCCAGCACGTCAACGCGGTCGACCACCTCGGTGATCACTGCGTCCTGTCGCGCGTCCGTCGCCTCGTTCGCCGTCAACCGTTGCGCAATGCGCACCAGTTCCTGCGCCTGTGACGCAGTCAGTTCCCGCGTCTCGCCATGTGCCTGATCAATTGCCAAAGCGACTTGCTGGACGCTTCCGAGGTCGGCGCGCAGGCCGTCAATCAGGCCATCCTGACGCTCGTCCGACCCATCATGTGCCACCAGCCGTGACGCGATCGCATCAAGCGCGATCTTCCGCTCTTCCTCGACCTCATCAATCCGCGCCTGAACCGCGCGCATCCGTCGCCCCGTCTCGCGCGCAAGGATGTGCGCTGCCGCTTCCGCCCTCGTGGTGCCTTCGCTCATCGTTCATCTCCGAGTGACGCCCGGATCGTTTGCGCGATGCCGGGGACATCGAGAGCGTCATACGCCATGCCAAGGATGGCAAGCGCGTCGCCCTCGTGGGAGGCAGGCAACGCCCGCCCTTCGCTCATTGTCGATCCGTCGATCTCAGCCACGCGTGCTTTTGCCCAACGCTGCGCGCGTTCGGACTGCCCGCGCGTTCCGCCGCCCCACAACGCGTGCGCCACGACGCCTGGTGACGGATAGTCCGGACTGTCCGGCGACGCTGACGGTGCGTCCAAGTCCCCCATGTGGCGCGCAAACCACGCCGCCATCCGGCGCGCCTTGTCCTCCGTGCACGATCCTGATGCCAACTGTCGCGCCTCGCGCACCGTTTGCGCGGTCACGCCGTCGCCGGACAACCCTTCCTCGTGCCATGCCAATCCGCGTCGCGCGTTCGCCTGCAGCCACTCGGGCGCACTGATCGCGCGCTCCTCGATGTCCGCATGATCGGACAGCATCCGCGTTGACACCTCCTGGATGATCGCGCGTGCCTGCGCCGTCGGTTGTGGCAACACCGGCGCAGCAACATCCGACGGCGTCGCACCCATCAGCCCGAAGTTGAGTGGCTGGATCAGGCTATCGCCGTCGGTTCCAACGCCGTTCAGGTTCTCAAGCGCGCGGATTTCATTGACCGACAGCCAACCCCACTGTCGACCGACCGCGTACGCGTCGTAGCGCGACTTGATGTCGCCGCGCAGCAGCGCATCCACCGCGTGTTCCACGTACAAGGCCTGACGCTCGGACGGATATAGCAGGGTTGCGTACGCCTGTTCCAGTCGCACGCACCACGGCCGGATCGTGTGAACGACGAACTCAATCGACTGATGTTCGATGTTCGAGTACGTCGCCCGTTGCAAGTCGCCCATCAGATGCAACGGCACCCGGAAGATGCGCGCGATCTCCTCGATAGAGAACCGTCGCTGTTCGACAAACTGCGCATCCTGAAGAGGCATCCCCATCGACTGCCATTCGATCCCCTCTTCGAGGACCGCGACACGGTGCGCGTTCTCAAGCCCGCGATGCGCGGTTTCCCACGATTGCTTCAGTCGCACGGCTGCGTCGTTGGACAATCGACCGGCGACTTTCAGCACGCCACCAGGGCGGCCATTGTTGCCAAAGAAACGGCCCGCAAACTCCCGCTCGGCCTGTTCCAATCCGACCGCGTCACGGTGCACCGCTATTGGGGACAGGCCCATCAGGCCATCGGACGACAGGCCACGGACGTGCAAGATGTCATCAGCCGCGTACACGCGCTGTCCGCCGTCATGCGTCGACACGACGTACACGAGGCTAGGGACCGGGTCGTTCTCGGTTGCCACGTCGACCTTGACGGTGACGCGATCCGGACGCAGGGGCCACAGGTTCCGCGGTCTGCCGGACGGCCAGCGATCAATCCACGTGTACGCGTTGCCCCACAGAAGCAGGCTCGCGAGTTGCTGTTCGCGGTACTCGACCGCGGTTTGCCTCGGGTTTGGCCGGTCGTGCAGGATCGGATACAGCGGATGCTGCGTCGCAATCGTGCGCCCGTCCGTTCCGCGCTCGTAGACGCGCAGAGGCAGCGTCGCAATGGATTCGCTGATGATCCGGACCGCCGCCCACACCGCAGTCGATCCGACCGCGGTCGCCGGGGTCACCGGACGTCC